AAAAAGAATTAGTAACTTCTACTATGAATCAAGCTGCTAAATTTATTAGAAGTAGATTGATGGCTAAACCAGATAATTACATTGCTAAACAATGGATAGCAAAAGAAATACAGGCAAAGAAAAGAATATTATTGGTTTTCAAAAATTTATGAACTTAATGGCACAGAAAAAATGTCCTGAAGGATTTAGATTTGATGACAAATTAAAAGTTTGTGTGCCAAAAGGCCAAGGTAGATATTATGGTGCCTATGGATTTGGTATTGCTAGAAATCAAAATACAAATGGTGAAATTGAAAACGGCGAAACAGAAAACGGCAATTTAGATACTAGTAACGGTAAAGGCAATGGTAACGGAGGCAACGGCGGTAGTTAATGAGATTTAAAGATTACATAAAAGAAGCAGTCATTGATATACCTAGACGAACATACGCTAAAGGTGTGTTTGATGAGGCCGATACTGATAATCCAAAATTAAAAGATAGTGTGAAATCTATGATAGATGGCATACTACAAAAGATAGAAGACAGAGAAGGCTATGCTATTCTTAAAACAGGTTTAATTGGTTCTATATTAACAAAAAGATACAGAGATGACGCTGACTTGGACATTAATGTATTGTTTAGTGTGCCACCTGAAAAACAAGAAGATGAAAGATTAAGATTGTCTAAAAAATATTTAGCGGCTGCTTCACCTGTTAAGATACAAGGTCAATTAATACCAGGCACAGAGCATCCTATAAACTTTTACTTTATTACAGACAAACAAACTTATGATGAACAAGAAAATAAAGCTGACGCTGTATTTGATATAGAAAATAATCAGTTTGTAAAAAGACCAGAAGAATTTACTTTTGATCCAGAATTATATGTAAATGACTTTAATAAAAAAGTACAAGAATTAGATGTAGTAAAAGGTGAACTAAAAAGAGATATTATAGATTACAATGAATTAAAAGGCCTATCAACAGATGATGTTTTAAATTTACAAGATAAAATTAAAGATAAGTTAGAAGAAATAGAACAAAATTTAGAGGACATTGTTAAGATAGGTGATGGTGTTGACGCTGAAAGAAGAGCGGCCTTTGATAGTGATATGTCACCAGATGAAATTAGACAATATGGTATTAAAAATAGATTACCAAAAGCTGTTGTCTATAAGATGTTAGAAAAATACCACTATTTAAAATTTTACAAATATTGTAAAAAAATATTAGAAGATGGTGAAGTAACAGATGATGAGATTAAAGATTTAGAAACACACGAACAAAGAGAGGGTAACTCTGTAGCATTTACTTTTGGTAGATTTAATCCACCAACAATTGGCCACGAAAAACTTATAAACAAAGTAGCACAACAACCTACTGATAGATACTTTATATATTTAAGTAGATCACAAGATAAAAATAAAAATCCATTAACACCTAGAGATAAACTAGATGTAATGAAAAAAATGTTTCCTAAACACGCTAGAAACATTGTAATTAATCCTACAAATATGGTTTTAGATTTAGCCACAGATTTATACAATAAAGGCTTTACAAGATTAGTTATGGTGGCTGGTAGTGATAGAGTAAGAGAATTTGAAGGTATCTTAAAAAGATATAACGATAAAAGAAATAGACACGGCTATTATAACTTTGATAAGATAGATGTTGTGTCAGCAGGCGAAAGAGATCCAGACGCCGAGGGCGCTGTAGGTATGAGCGCTAGTAAAATGAGAGCAGCCGCTGAAAAAGGAGATATTACTTCTTTTAAATTAGGTTTGCCAACATCATACAAAAGTCAAGCAGATGTATTGATGAAAAAAGTTAGAAAGGGTATGAACTTAGCTGCTAGTTATGGCTCAATTGGCCATCACGCTGGTTATGGTTATAAACCAATTGCTAACTTAAATGAATACGAACAAAATCAAATAAGAGATTTATATGTTAGAGAAATGATCTTTAACATTAACGATAAAGTAGATTATGTAAAAGAAGACATACAAGGTACCGTAAAAAGAAGAGGTACAAATTATGTCGTAATAGAAGACAATAATAACAATTTACACAAAGCGTGGATATGGGATTGTTTACCTGTAGCCGCCGATAGAGAGGTAGAAGTGAGAGAATATGACACTAATGTTGACTATGGCTTTACAGCAGTTGACAGAATAGAAGAAGATTTGGATGCTCAACCACAAGATAGAGATGTTAAGAAAAAGAAAGGTACACAACCTAAAAAGTATTACAAAAACCTATCAAAAGATGTAAAAGATAAAAGAGCAGACCACTTTAAAAAACAAGATACAACTAAAGGGCCTTATAAAGCGGCTCCTGGTGATGAAAAAGCAAAAACTAAACCATCAATTCATACTAAAAAATTCAAACAAATGTATGGTGAAATGATGAATGAAAAAGGGCCTTGTTGGTCTGGTTACAAACAAGTAGGTATGAAAACTAAAAATGGTAAACAAGTACCTAATTGTGTGCCAGAATCAATGTCAATAGAAGACGCTAAAAAAGTTGAGGGTTATGTAGCAGAATCATATGAGATAGGTGCTGATTATGCTAATCATACAAAAGAAATAACTCCAGGTGAAAAGCCAGACGCTAAACCAGTTGACGCTAAAGACAGAGGAAAACCAGATGATAATGTTAAAAAAGAAGATGTTGAAAAATGGGCTTTTTCAGATGAAACAATAGATAAATATAAGAAAAGATACGCTGAGGAATGGCGTAAAAAACTGGACGAAGTAGTCCAAAGAATGTTGGATAAACTATAATGGTTAAGTCATTTAAAGAATATGAAAATATTGATAAAAAGTGTGACGAAGTAATCTTTGAACACGAGGCTGAAGGCATACAAGAGGCCGAATATCAAGGTAAAAAAGTAAAATTAAATGACCCAATTAGAGGTGGTTCTAAAAAGTTTTATGTTTATGTAAAAGATGGTGATAAAGTAAAGAAAGTATCTTTTGGTGATACAACAGGTCTATCAATCAAAAGAGACGATCCTGCTAGAAGACGAAGCTTTAGAGCAAGACATAATTGTGATAATCCAGGACCTAAAACAAAAGCACGATATTGGTCTTGTTATCAATGGCGAGCAGGAGCAAAGGTAAATAACTAATGAGTAAAAGTTTTAGACAATTTAAAAAAGGCGACTATGGTCTAAATGAGGCCAAAGCGAGTCCAACAAATTTACAATATTTAAGAGCAAAACAAGCTAACAATCAACACTTTGAAGTTAGAAGATATATAGCAGATCAAATATTACGTGATAGTAAATTAGCTGCTTCATATAAAGCGTTAGAAGTGATACACGATACTTATGGTAGAATTATTGGTAATGACGCCATACAATTGAGACAAAGATTAGAACAAATGTTAAAACAAGATATTAAAAGAAAAGTCCTAAATTGGGACGAAGTTTGGAGCACACTATAATGGCTAGATATAGAACAACTATGGCTGAACTTTTAAAGAAAGTTTATGAAGACGGCCACGAAGATGTATCATCTTCAAAAAGAATGTGTCAGACTATAATAGAAGACGCAACACAAATTAGAACAAAATTAGATTCAATGGGTCCTGAAGACAAGTTAGATACTTGGTGGACTAATAAGTTGGCTAAATCTGCTGACAACCTAAACTCTGCTAGAGATTACATTATGAATCCTATTGAAGAAAGTTTAGAATTAGACGAAGGCAGAATGAAAGACATCTACACAATGCAACAACAAGGTAAATCAGCGGCTGAGATTGCTAAGTTAATGAAACTGCCAGTAAAAACTGTAAAAGATATTTTAGGTGAGGGCGAAGAAATAGAAGAAAGTTTAATTGAGTTTACATCAAATCAAATTAAAGATTTACAAAAATCATATGCTGATCTAAAAGGTAAAACAATATCACCAGAAAAAGCAACAGCACTATCAAAGCATTTAGATAGAATTGATTTAATGTCATTAAGACAATTACTAAAAGCAAAGATACCTTTTGTATCAACACTTGCTAGAAATAAAATTTACAAGAAAACTGGTAAGTTTGAAGAAGTTGAACAACCAGAAAAAGAAAAGAAAGAAACAGAAAATAAAGATTCAGTAATAGCAACTCTAAAAGACCAGATTGCTATGTTAAAACAGAAATTAGAGAACGAAAAAAATAAGGCAGTAAAACCTGAACCTAATCCAGAAACAGGTGAAGTACCATTGACTATCGGTTTAGCAAACAAATTGTT